GGCTGGCGGAGTACCTTTGAAATTCTATTGCGCCGCAACATAGCAGACTCGTTGTGCTCTACGCACCGCAAACCGACAGCCATCCGAACAGAACTGTGCCTGTCCTGATGTGTCCACGAACGTCTCGCCACAGCCTTCGCAATCCACGAACAAGTAGGTGGAATGTGATCCGTTCGAACAATCGACGCAGAGGGAAGGTATGGTTGTGGTCCGCTCTCGCTTGAAGCGCATACCGCACTGGACACAATCCGCCTCGTGCAATTGCACCCTAGCATTCAGCATATTCTCGCTTCGAGTTGCTGTACGCAGATTTTCCCTGCGATTGTCTAGGGCATTGTGATTGATATGGTCAACATCGGTGCCGTCGAATTCACGGAGCCGCAGAACTTCTCGATGCATGCGAATGGTTTTCCATGAATCGCCGATCTTGACGTTGCGGACCGCATAGCAGTTGTTCCTAGCGCCGTTCCATTTCGCCTTCCATTTGAAGGCCGAAAGTCGCGGGTAATCCTGCTCGTCAACTATCGTGAACGCATGTTCCCCGACCGCCCACTTTCCACGCAATGGAATGAGTTTGGTCATATCCCGAACGCAAAAACCCCGCACAAGGCGGGGTTTGGACGTAGTAATACTACGGTATACGAATCACAGCACAACCCCGCAATGCGTGTCAAGCGGTTTGCGTTGCGAGTCGTGGTGTCTTGGCAAGGTAAGCCTGCCACGCCTCAAGCAGATCCGCCTCGTGCTCGCCTATGCTCCGACCCATGAGCCAGTCAAGCAGCAGGGTATGTGCCTTGTCCACCCGATACCAGAGCATGCGTTCCCCACACCCATGCTGCAGCGCAAGCGATTCGGCCTTCGTTCCTACAGCGTCCCGGTAGAAGTCGATGACCATCAGCCCGATCGCGTGCTCATGCTTGAGCAGCCATGCCACACCCATCTCCATCTCGAGCGCGGGTGAGTTCGCAAGGATCTTGGACAACGCCTCTGCGCTCTTAGGCGCCCCTGGTATCTGCTCCCTGTAGGAGAACTGCCCCCCACCCAGGTATCCCCCGTCTGCCCTGCTCATGGACCACTCGCCCCATGCTGCCAGCCTGCGGTGTACGTACTCGATCACGGCCACCACCCCATCCCATCCGCCACGAGCATGACGAACGACAGCCCGAGCCCTGCGATGAAGTAGGCCTCAAGGATTGCCATGACGGTCACGAATCCAGATGCTGTCGCGTTTGAAATACAAGAACTCGTTTCGCCTATCGTCGAAATACATGGCGGCTTCCTGCATTGCGGCGCGATTGCCCGAGAAATAGCCGAGCCAGAAAACCGCCGCCCCGACGATTGCTCCGGCCAGTCCGACGAGCACGAGTTCGGCCGCGCTCATGCGTGCCGCCTCGCCTCGACCGTCACGGCGACCGCCAGGGCGCTCCACGCATGCGACTTGACCCCATACGTCGGCCCGGGCTTTGCCTTCGTCCCGGGCGCTCCTACGCGGTCCAGGAGGGCTTGCCGGATATTCGCGTCCTTCGCCCTGACATTGCCGCATAGGGCGAGCTTCACTTCTCGGCGCGGAACGAACAGAACGCCGATCGGGTCGTGCCACGCCTGCTGAAATCGGCCTATCCATCGCACCGTTTCGAAAACCTCGCGACCGACAGGCATTCCGTAGGACTCTATCCATTCGATTGCGAGCACGGATTTCGACGGCCCCATGTTCTGGAGAATCCAAACGAGATCCGCATTCGGCACGACGCCAGAATCGACAACGACGCCGCCTGCATACCGGGCGACGCCGCTTTCCGTCGTCCCCGGGTCGATCGCGAGGATGTTCACGCGCGCTCCCGCCCTTCCTGCGCCCGCTCCCGATTGATCGAAGCCCGACAGATGCGGAGTTGCATCTCGACGTTCTCGATCGCCTGGATAGCGTCCTCCAGCTTCTTTTCCTCTGCGCAGTCGTTCATTTCGCGGAGCCAGTACGCGGCACGGATTGCAGGCTCGGCCCAGGCGCTCAAAACGGCAGCCTGTCGAGGTTGACGCCGTTCCACACGAAGCGCGTACTAACTCCCGGCTTCCTGAGCCCGAGGATCTCGTCGACCTTCAGCCGCGCGCCCTCTGCCATCTCCGCGAGTTCCTGCTTGATCCAGCGCCCCCGCTGACCGAGCGAGCGGTTTAGCCTTTCTTCTGGCGACATGCTTTCCCCCTTCCCTGGGTTGCGACTTTCCATCGATCGGCCGGGTAGCGACTGGCGCCCCCGATGTAGACGTGCGACACCCACGCGAGCGGAATGCCGCCGCGCTCGGCTTCTGGTGGCACGTCGAGCTGCACCGTTCCGGTTGGCGACGTGACGGTGATGCGGTGCATGGTCACTTGTCGCGCCTTTCGGAATCCCGCTTGCTCCGGTTCTTCGCTCGCCATTTCCTGTCCTCCTCCGCGCTGCATTCCTTGCAGTACGACTTGATGGTCCCCGAGTAGGTGACATGCCGCGGCTTTTCGCATCCAGGCCTCGCGCATGGCTTCGCAGCGATGCTGTCGTGGGACGTATGCCCCGAGCCGTACTTGAAGGGCTCGCAGGCCTTGAGGATGTCTTCGCCGAGCGTGCTCACGCGGCCTCGCTCTCGGCATCAATCGTCGACAAATACTCCGCCAACGATTCCGCCAAATTGCGTGCGCTCGCCCGAGACAACTCCAGACGTATGACCTCACCATCGGCCAGATTGAAACCCACACCCAGGCGCCCCGTCTCGCTGGAGGGCGGCAGGGTGCAGCGCCACTCGGCCGGAACGTACATGCGCGGCGTCATGCGGCGACCCCTTCCGTGCGCAGCGCCTTCACGTCCTCGACAGACTTGCCGAGCACTTCGCACGCGTACTCGACGGAAAGGAACGGCACGAGTTCGCCGTCCACGTAGCGGTCGAGGATGTTTCGCGCCCAGGCCTTCGGGTCGGACGGCGCCGATAGCTTGGCGCGCAGCGCGTCTCGAATCAGCGTGACGGCCTGCCGACCTCCGGGAGTCTTCCCGCGGAAGAACTGCGCGACCTCGGTACGCTCCTGATTCGCGAGAGACGCGGCCCGCTCGTCCCTGCGGTCTGTGGCGCGCTCGTTTGCGATTGCGAACACTTCGGCCGGCGTCGGGAACTTCTGGCGCGTTCTCGCCCAGTCAACAAGGGTGAGCAGGACATCCGCAACCGGCAGATGCTCGAGCGTTTCCCAGAAGATGCGCAGCGAGCCTTCGCCAGGCGGCCGCTTGTCGAACACGTCGGACAGGTCGACAAGCCGGCGGGTGACGTCGTGAAACTCGGTTTTCGTCATTCTCCGAACACCTTGTCCCAGTTGATCGGCTTCGCGCCTTTGCCCTCGCGCTCGTTCAGCACCCAGTTCTTGAACGTGGCGTCCCAGTCGAGTTTCGTGCCGCCCTTCCCAGGCTTTGCGAGCCAGTAGTTGCGGAACGTCTCGAGCGTCTTGCCTGGGTCCAGGTCTGGCCGTTGTTGCTTCGCCCATGCCGTCAAATCGTCTGACGGGAGCCAGTCGAGGCGAAGGCGCGTTCCGCGCCGAGCGTCGGTTTTCGGCTTTGCGGTCGCCTCTGCTCTTTCTTTTTCTTTCTGGTTCTGGTTCTGGTTCTGGTTCTGGTTACCTATATGTGCCCCTGTAGGTGGCGCTATAGGTGGTGCTACCGACGTTTCGTTGATTCGTCTCGCTTTTTCTTGTTCGATGCGAATTCGGTTGTGCTCGCCCCCTCGTTCGCGCGCTTCTTGCTCGCGCTGGAATTTCGCCAGCTCGGCGTCGATGCGCTTATGGGTCCAGCATGGCCCGGTCAGCACGAAGAACTCGGTCAAGATGAAGTCGGCCGCAGCCCGCTCCTCGACGGAGTTCGCCCGCAGACGGTTGTAGATCCGTTGCGGTTGCGCCGGGAGCGGCCGGCCGATGGAGTAGTACCAGCACATCAGTCCGAGATAGGCGCCGTGCTGGAGCATCGAGAGTTCCTCGGCGTCCCGCAGGTAGTCCCCGATGTGGAACGGGAACCAGTTGGGAGCAATGCTCATGTCACCCCGAACAAGAAAAACCCCCGAGGCCTGAGACCTCGAGGGTTGAACGCCGGGCCGTAGCCCAACGGGAGGAGAGGATCGCGCATCGTCCGTGTTGCACTGCGACGGCGCCCTATTCGTCAGCCGGGTAAATGTCCGGCCGCCATACCGTTCTGGACACCCCTGTGATGCGCTCCAAGGCGAGCACGCGCTCGGCTGGTACCTTGCCCCTCAAGCGCCATTGCAGAACCGCCTGCGGGCTTACACCTATCTCCCGCGCGACGTGTGCTTGTCCGCCGGCCTTGTCCAAGATTTTGTCGATGTTCATGCCGGAATGGTAAGCGACGATTATTTTTAACGCAAGCGCAAATTATAGCTTGACATGGTAAGCGATACTTGAGACGATTAAGCCATCGACAACGCAACAACGGGAGAACGAGAACATGAAAACAGTCGGACAGAACCAAGCCGAGATGTTGTCAATCGCTGGCGAACTCGCGAACACGCCCGGGCCAAAGCAGGCGTATTGGCGCGAACAGTTGCTGAAACTGTCGGCCGCCGGCCCCGTGATTGATTCCGGATACGTCGGGACGACGAAAGACGGTCGCCAAATCTACGTCGTGCGCAACGCCATGAAGACTTCATGGTTGGTGCATGCCGGCAAGGATGCGCAACTGTGCGGCGCGGTCACGATCCTGAACATGTTCCCCATCACGCAGCACAACGCGGCGGTCGATTGGGCTTCCGAACAGGTGTCAGCATGACCGCCGCCGAGATTGCCGAGCGGTTCGGATGCACAGAGGAACAGGTGCGCGCGCTTCACCGCAAGAACTCGGAAGCCCTCGCAAAGATGGCCGACAAAGCGGTCCGGACACGCAAGAAAGTGAACGGGTACACGTCCGGGCAATTGCGCGGGTTTGCAGAGCAGGCCGCGCTCAACGCCGAGCGCATCTAAGTCTGCCGCCATGACCGCCGCCCAACGCCACGACCTAGAACTTCAGCGGGCCGAATACGCCGCCATCGCGGACTGGAGCAAGTTCCGCGACTACTGGCTGGAGCAGGTCGCGGAGATTGATCGCATGCTGAAAGAGGAACAGACGCAATGACCTACGCCGAACAGATCTCCGCAACAGTCGCAGCCATCCTCGGCGACGCGAACGAGCGCAGCGAGATCCTCGAACTTCGCGACGAGTACGAGCACGCCTTCGCGGAGTGGGCGAGGGCGGTCGGAGATGAAAAGCGATGGATTGCGGACGAAGGGCGCGCGATGAATCTCAGCCCTGCAATGGTACTGACGATTCGCCGCCAGTCCACCGAGTACCGGAGACTTGAAGAGCGCGCGGATCGCTTCTACTTTCAAATGGAAGAGGCTCGCGCCCGCTGCGTCGCCGCCGGTGACGAGGACTGGTCCGAAGCGCAGGAGTCGCGCGAGTATGACGTCGAGAATGCATGAGCTGGCTTTATTCGCGGGCGCTGGCGGCGGAATACTCGGCGGCCACCTCCTCGGCTGGCAAACCGTCTGCGCCGTCGAGTTCGACCCTTACGCCGCAAGCGTACTTGTCGCCCGACAGAATGACGGCATTCTCCCGCCCTTCCCGATTTGGGATGACGTTCGCACCTTTGACGGACGGCCATGGCGAGGCATTGTTGACGTGGTATCGGGCGGGTTTCCCTGCCAGGACATCAGCGTGGCCGGCAAAGGCGGTGGACTCGACGGTGCCCGCTCCGGCCTCTGGGTGGAGATGGCCCGGATCATTCGCGAAGTACGACCCCGATTCGCGTTCGTGGAAAACTCGCCAGCACTCACTTCTCGAGGACTCGACCGCGTACTCGGAGACTTGGCCGAGATGGGGTTCCATGCAAGATGGGGAGTCGTCAGTGCTGCCGACGTTGGTGCGCCCCATCGACGGGAACGGATATGGATTGTGGCCGACGCCGGCGGCGAACGAACGGGATGGAGCGCAGACGCCGGGCAGTCACTTGACGCTGACGAAAGCGGTGCGCGGATGGAAGAAAGGGCGCGTCGGGCAGAATGTAACGGAAATTGCGCCGAAGCGTTGGCCGACGCCGACCGTGGACGGGAACTACAACAAGGCGGGCTTGAGCGCGAAGAGCGGCGACGGGTTGGCGACGGCGGTAAAGCAGTGGGCGACGCCGACAGCGAACGATGCGAAGCAGGCATCGCTTCCGAAAAGCCAAGGGACGAGATCCGGAATCCCCGGCGACATGATCCGAGCGGGGGAGGTTGGTTCTCTGAACCCGACGTGGGTCGAGTGGCTTATGGGGTGGCCGCTCGGGTGGACCGACTTAAAGCCCTTGGGAATGGACAAGTTCCGAGAGTGGCGGCGACAGCATGGGGGTTGCTGACATGCCCTGGAACATCAACAACGCCGAACGCCGCCGCCAGACCGACGCCGCGGCCGCCGTAACCGGAACCCGCTGGTGCCAGCACGGCATGCACTACGCGCCGGCTGAGACGGTCGGGCGCATTCAGACGAAGAACGGCGTTCGCGCGATCTGCGAGGCCTGCCGAATGAAGCGCAAGCAGTCAAACCGCAGTTAAACGAGGAGGGGACTATGTACGTTGTCATTCGAACTTACAGCGCCGGCGTTCACGTTGGTGAACTTGAATCGCGAGACGGCAAGGAAGCCGTACTGACGAACGCGCGCCGCATTTGGTCATGGAAAGGCGCAAACACGTTGCACGAGATATCACTGCACGGAGTCGGAGCCGGCTCGCGCGTGAGCGATCCTGTCGCGCGCATCACGCTTACCGAAGTTATTGAAGTCATCGAGGCATCAGACGAAGGGCGCGCTTCGTTGATGGCGGCAGAGTGGGCGAAGTAAGCATCTGGTCCGGGTCCGGGTACGGGTACGGGTCCGGGTCCGGGGACGGGGACGGGTACTAACTGATGACAGCCGCCCACTGGATTCTCGCCGTCATGTTTTACGCCGTCTTCATTCTGGCGCTCGGGCAGTTCATGGGGTTCAACAACCGCAACGAAAGGGAAGACGACGATGATCGCTGAACCGCTGCATAGACTTGTGAAGACTCGGCAGACCTACCCGCTGTTCGTGCCCTTCCAGGCGCCGCGCGAGCGGACGCTGCAGGAGAAGAACGCGGCGAAGTTGGAAGCGGCGATTGCGTGGCTGGGCGAGCGGTGGATTTTGCATCCGCGGCATTCGGCGAAGCGGAAGGCGGCGGCGTGAATAGCTATCTCCGGCTTTCGTCGCATGGTTACGTGCGAGTGCGTCTTCCAGATGGGCGAAGAGTGTACGAGCACAAGTTGAAAGCGGAACGTGCGCTAGGTCGCGCGCTCGGGCCGGATGAGACCGTACATCACATTGACGGAGACAAAACCAACAACGCGAATTCGAACTTGCTGATCTGCAGCCGCGCGTATCACGTTGCGCTTCATGCTCGTTTGGCTGATTCCCAGGACTGGCCTCAGTTCAGCCGACACAACAAGTCGCCGCGCGGGCAGACGAGGCCCAAAGGATCGACCCCGTTCAAGGGCGTCGAGCGATCCGGCGGAACATGGACCGCGGCCGCATCTATCAACGGGCGCAAACATCGCTTAGGCAAGTTCGCCACTCCAGAGGATGCCGCCCGCGCATACGACGAGTTTGTGATTGTCGCGCGCGGCCCAGGCTGGGTCACTAACAAATCACTGGGGTTGCTATGATTGAAATTCGCGCATCAGCAATTGCTGACTTCTTGGATTGCGGGGCTCGAGCCGAAGCCCGGCACCTGCTCGGCAAGCGGACGCCGTCATCCGGTAAGGCGCTGCTCGGAACCGCCATCCACGCATCGACGGCCGTGTTCGACCGCTCGACGATGGAAGGCGCCGGCATCACGATCGACGAGGCCGCAGCGGCCGCGGTGGACACCATTCGCCACCCGAACGAAGACGTCGACCTCGACGACGACAACGTTGACCAGATGGAGTCGGTAGCTATCGCGCTACACGGCCGGTACTGCCGCGAGATCGCGCCGAAGCAGGAATACGCGGCCGTCGAGGTGAAGTGCGACCGCCTGGAGATCTCAGACCTCGGGATTGCGCTGACCGGGACGACGGACAGGGTCTACAAGGGCGAGGAAGGCTACGGCATCGCGGACCTCAAGAGCGGCGGGAGCGCGGTCCGGAAGGATGGACACGTGGAGACGAAGGGTCACGCCTTCCAGCTTGGCGTGTATGAGCTGCTCGCCCAGTCCGCGAGCGGTGTCCCGATCTCCGAGCCGGCGCAGATCGTCGGCATGCAGACGGGGAAGACGGAAGCCGGCCAGCGCGTCGGCATCGGCACCGTGTACGGCGCCCGGGATGCGCTCCTCGGCGACGGCGAGACGGCCGGCGTGCTCGAGACGGTCGCCAGAATGATTCAGTCCGGGATTTTCTTCGGCAACCCGCGCTCAATGATGTGCGGCCCGAAGTTCTGCCCGATTTTCAACCAGTGCAACTTCAGAAAGTGAGAGGGGAAACCATGTCTACACCATCCGCAGTTACCACACTCGACGCCCTGCGCCGTCCCACGGCGCCCGAGGCGAGCATGCCGGCCGTCCGCATGGGTTTTGATAGCCTGCAGGGCTTCGAACTCATGCAGCGCGCTGCGAAGGCCTTCAGCGCGTCAACCCTGGTGCCGAAGGATTACCAGGGGAACATCGCCAATTGCATCATCGCGCTCGAGATGGCAAGCCGCATGGGCGCGTCGCCGCTGATGGTGGCGCAGAACCTCTACGTCGTCCACGGCCGGCCAAGCTGGTCGGCGCAGTTCCTGATCGCATCGTTCAACCAGTGCGGCCGCTTCTCGGCGATTCGGTACGAATGGACGGGGACGAAGGGCAAAGACGACTGGGCCGCTCGGGCATGGTCCACGGAGTTGTCCACAGGTGAGAAGATCACCGGGCCGCTCGTGTCGATCGCCCTCTCGAAAGCAGAAGGGTGGTACGAAAAGAGCGGGAGCAAGTGGAAGACGATTCCCGAGCTGATGCTGATGTACCGCGCGGCCGGTTGGCTTGTCAGGACGCACGCGCCCGAGATCGCGATGGGGCTCCAGACGGACGAGGAGATCCGCGACGTGTACGACGCCGAGCGCGCGTCTGACGGTTCGTTCTCGGTGGCCACGACCGAGGAACTGCGGGAGACGGTGCCGCCAGCCCCAGAGGTGTCCGCGTGGGACAAGGCCTGCACGCTCCTAACCCGCGCCGAGACGACGCCGGACCTTGAGATCCGCGCGCTGCTCCTGGACGAGGCGCGGCCGTTCGTCAACGAACTCGCGGGCGCTCACCTGGAAGAGGCGAAGGCGTGGATTGCGGAGATGGTGAAAGAGTGACGACGCGAGAAGAGTACGCAGAGGCGGCATATCTGGCCGCGTTCTACCGTGAAGCGTGGCTCGAAGAGGCGAAGAGGACAGGCGAACCGTTAGACCACGCCCAATTTGCGCGATGCGAATTGATTTGCCGAGTCCTGCGCGCACTGGCCGATGGTGCGGTGCTGTGTGATGGAAATAGCCGGATATGGGTGGCGACTCCGCACCATACGCAAGACCAGTATTACGCTCCACTGGACCCGCAAGATGGGCGCTAACAACAAAATGGAACACGAGGGCGCATCCATGATGACACCCAAAGACATTATTCGGGAGCGTAAGAGGCTTGCAGCTGTGTGGAAAAATTCCGGCGGCAATGCGGTAGCTCGCGCTCGCCTACGGTTCGCGGAAACCTATCTCGCAAAAAGGAAAGCAGCCATGACCACACCAACCGAAGCACGAGCACTGGCGGACCGCATGGACGACAACGCAGCACTGCCTATTCCTAGCGTATGGGCATGTCGTGGCGCTGCCGCCGCCCTCCGCTCCGCCGCCGACCAGCTAGATGCGCAGAAGGCTGAGATCGAGCGGCAGTGGCAACCGATTGAGACGGCGCCGAAGGATGGAACACGCGTGCTTGCCGGGCACTTTAACGGGCGCGGATCGAACCATGATGGGTACATGGTAGTTGACTATTGGCGCAAGGGTGGCCATGCAACAGGTTTTCTGAAGTTCAACTTAGAACACTGGCCAGCCACTCACTGGATGCCACTACCAAAGGCCCCGACATGACCCAGTTTTTCGCCATTCAGCGCCCGGACGGGACGCTCATTGTGGATACGCAAGTTATGACCACAGAAGTCGATGCGTGGAGTTACGCTGAGGATCTGTTCGGTTGGTTCCGTGCGACTCTGCAAGAGCAGGGCTATACCTGCGTACCAGTAGTCTGTTTGGTAGAGGATCGGAAATGAACGACCGCCCGATCTACATCACCATTCGTCAGTCAGAGCGTGGCTGGGATGTTTACACAGGGACCGTGGACGAAACCGTAGGTTATCCAATGACGAGTTATCCAAACTCAGTGCTTGCTGCCGCACGTGTTTTGCAGCTTATGGAGATCAGTGTACCGATTACTCCGCAACAAGGTCCTGAGTCTATTCAGATAGGGTCCGTAGATCATGATTAAGTGGCCTATGAAGATGTGGCTATGGGGGAAAGATGGCATTTTTGTAGCAAGTAATCGACCCCCCGATCCCGGAGGCGATTTAATCGCCATCAGCGTCTACCCCACAGATCAAGCGCCGGAGCCGGTGGCTGTATTGAATATTGGCGATGGCTGTGGGCTTGCGCTGGCGCCGGGCGCATGGCTCCGTGTTCGCAATCTGCCACCTGGACAGCATGCTCTCTACCTCGCCCCTCCCTCCGAGTCCGCCAGTCGCTCCAGCGAGCCCTTCAAAGCTGCCGTCTTGGACGCCCTCACGATCAACTGGGCACTCAAGGCCGAGCACGAGACTGACGCCCGGCTAGCAGTGGCCGATCTGATCGCGGCTGAGACTGCAATCGCACTAGACCCCGCCGTGAGCAGCGACGCGCAAGCCCTGATCGACAAGGGTCGCGCCAGCGAGCGGGAGCGGACGGCAAAGATGCGCGACCTTTTGCTTGCAATCCTAGACGTGACCAAAGGCCCGTGGCCTCGGCAAAATCAATGGACAGAGATTTGCGCAATAGCACGAGAGTGCGCAGCAGCCATCCGGAAGCTAGGCGATGAGTGACGATGCCGCCGTCGTTGACTTGCAACGCCAAGTAATCGACCGACTACTCAGGGATGCCGACCGCCTGCGCACGGAGAACGCCACCCTGCGCGAGTTGGTGCGGGAGGTTCTCGTGTGGGAAGAATACGGCACGCCGGAATGGCGAGACCGCGCCGAGAAGGCGCTCGCAGGATAAACTCTTTTCCTCGCGCCGATTCGGTAGACGCTTCGGGAGCCGAAACCCTCGCCGCCTTGGCGAGATCGGCGCGAGGTCCCCCGCCTAGTGTTTCGAGACGGCCGCGACCGCAGCGGCCCGGGCCGCGATCTGATCCACATCGATCGCGGCCCACTCGTCCGCGGTGATGTCGCGGCCTTCAGCCTGGGCGGTGCGGATGACGGCGCCGATCTTCGTCGCCTGATCCATCATCGCGGTAATCACCTGCAAGAGATCAAGCACCGTCGAGAGTGCTGCGGCTCCGTTGGTCATTTGACGGCCCCTTTCGTCTGCTCATACTTCAGCAGTAAGTCGGTTGCGATCTTCAGGTAGGTTCGCGCAGCGTCTTCGTTCCCCTGCCCAACCAGGATGCGCGCCGACTTGAGCGCGGCGTTGGCATCGTCCAGCGTCTTGATGAGGCTCGTCCCCGTCTCCGCCGAGATCCGCTTGCGGGTTGCGAGGTCTGCGACCGACGTGTATCCGGCCGTTACCTGGCCTTCGGCCGTCGCGAGATTCTGGTCGAGCGTGACCGGCTTCGGTACTCCGGCGCACCCGAACAGCACCAGCAGGGAGAGCAGCAGCAGCTTGAGTCGTAGTCGAATCGAGATCATTTCAGTTCCTCTATGGGTGGCGGGACAGGCCCCGCATGAGCCAGCAGTTCAGTCTTGCGCTCCGAGCCGGGGCTCGAGTCGAGATACCACTGCGGCGCGCGGACGAACGATCCGATGAGTGCGCCGATCATGAGCGACACCTGCTCGGCCGGCCAGCCGGCATAGAGCATGTAGGCCAGGACCGCGAAGAAGCCCAGGATCAGCAGTAGGGCGATGCCGAAACGTTGTGTGCTCATTTCTTCCTCACTTTCACCCGTTGCGGGACGCTGATCGAGACCCCGAAAAGGGCATCGATCAGCCAGCGCCAGAACCTACGCAACCAGGACATTGACCGCCGACGGAACGGAAATGACAACCGTAACGGGCTCAGTGATGGAGAACGCGGTGCTGACTTGTTTCAGAACGGCCCCAGCCGCATCCAACCGCGCAACGGTGGCGATGTAATCGCCTGCTCCGAGCTGGAACTCGACGGGACCCTCTGCCGACAGCGGAGTAGACGAGACGCCGTTCGGCCCTTCGATGGAGACGAGCCAGCCAGCCGCGACGGTTCCCGCCTGGAAGGTCGCGTCGACTGAACTCCACGAAACGGTGGCGACGCTCATTTCTTCGCCGCCGCTTTCTGCGAGCCGATCTCGTGCAGGGTCTTGAGGGTCTGCAGCATGACGCCCTCGAGCGCGACCACGTCGGCGCGGCTCATGTTGTTGTACTCGACGGCGTTGTCGAAGAAAGATGCGCCGTTATCTTCGGTGATACTTACCTTGATGCTTGCTTTCATGATGATGTCCTTTTCGGGGTGGACGACGGAATATGTCGAGAAGCGCCTCGACGAGCGTTACAACAAAAACCAGTACCACGAACGGTGCCAACATCCACCAGATGACGATCGTCCAGATATCGGCCGGATCAATCATCGGACTGGGCGCCGTACCTTCTTGCCTCGGCGGGTGTACACGATCCACTCGAATCCGTGCAGCTTGGCGAGCGCCATGACGGCGCGCTTTTCAGCGAACCCGAAGCGAATCGACTGCAGATTGACCTCGCATTCCAGCGGCTCCATGCCCGCTCGCGCTATACAGGATGCGACCCATGTTTCCTTGCGCGCAAACCCGCCTTCGTCGGATTCGTATATGCGAACAGCCCAGGCTATCGGCTCGGCGTGCGCGTGCATCAGGAATTGAGAATCTCGGCAAATACCTTGCCTGTCGTTGTGGCGTTTCGGATGCGAAATGTCAGTTCCGATACCGCGCCGCTGCAATTCCAGATGCGTTCGTCGTCGCGTTCCTTGCCGATGAGAATGCACCCATCCGTGTGTTCCGGTGCGTTGCCGCCGTGGATGCGGATGAACGTGAAGCCCGGGACGTTCAGCAGCATCGGAAGTTGCCGCGCGAACCTGTTGGAATAGTTCACGATGACTTCGTAGACTCCGGCCGGAATCGCCGTTGCGTTCTGTACCTTCGCGTCCCGGACGGCGTCCTCGAGCGTCCAGGCGAAGTGCATTCCGTCGATCAACAGCGCGCCGAGCGTCCGGTCATCCTTCAGAGTCTCGCGCTGCACGGTGATGTGCATCGCGCTACTCGACCATGTCGGTTATGGAATGAATCCACGCCGGCGGGCGGCCCTCATGCGTCCACGCATAAAGCGCAGAAAGTACAAAAGCCAGCGGCAGCACGATGAACTTGACAATCCAGCGCCCGAGCGCCACGAGTCTAGCAAAGAGCCGGAAGGCGCCGCGCGCCTCGGTCCAGAGTTCGCGGAGTTCCTGCGTGTCATTGGCCACCTGCTCGATGGTTTCTTGATTGCGTTCGAGAAGTGCGAGCATGCTCATACGCTCGCGGTCGGATGTGTCCATGCGGCGCTCTAAGTCCTCGATGCGGTCTTGTAATGTCATGGAGGCGCGGCCATCGGGTAATGCGTCCCTGCGTCGTAGGTGGTGCCGAAATCGTATATCTCGACGCTGTCGAACTCGTCATCGGCCATGACGAAGAAGTTGGCGCAGAAAGCATCGTCCGGGTCGGCCTTCACCCAAAGTTCCAGCGTGTCGCCGGCTGAGATCGAGAAGTTTTCGCTGCTCTGCGTCGTCCATCCGACCGAGCCGGAGCGCGTTCGCTCGGTGCCGACCGCCGAGCCGTTCTTGTAGATCTTGCCGTACACGGTGCCCGTGCCGTTGAAGTTGCCGAGGGCGAACACAACCGTGACCGTGCCGGCCCGCGCCATGCGTACCGCCTTCGTCTTGTAGTAGGTCGGAGAAGCCGCCGCGTAGACGCGGCCGGCGCGTGCCGATGCGGCGACGATCTTGGTCCCTGCCGCGAATGTCCGCGTGTCCTCGCCACCGAACGCCGAGCCGGCCGTCGTGAAAGACGTACCGTCGAACGTCATCAGGTTGCCGGACGCGTCGCCGATCGAGAACTTCCAGGCCCCGGAGTCGTACCCCATCCAGAAACCGGTTCCGGTGTTGTAGGCAGTCTGCCCGCCCTTGACGGTGGCGCCGTTGATGACGAGGTTCGTCCCGGTCCAAAGCAGGTGCTCGCCGCTCGGATTGCCGATGGAGAACTTGTACGCGCTGCTCGTGTACCCGAGGAAGAACCCCGTCCCGGTGTTGTACGCCGTCTGCCCGCCGCGGATGTTCCCGGTCGTGCTGATCGTGATGTCGCCCGCGAACACGGAGCCGTTCACGGTCAGCGCCGAGCCGTCCCATGCCATGTAGGCGCCGGACGGGTTCCCGAGGTGCATCTTGTAGGCGCCGGAGTGGTAGCCGAGCCAGTAGCCGGTGCCGGTCAAGTAGTTGGTAGCGCCGCCAGCGAGGTAGCTGGTCGAGTCGTGCGTAATCTGGAGCGTGTTGCCGGTGCTCCCGGTCGTGGCGCTGATGCCGCCGGTCGAGCTGACCGGGTACCACGTCGAGAGGTTGCCGGTCGTGTCCAGGTTCCGGACCCAGTAGTAACGCGTCGCGCCGCCCGCGAGGCCGCTGCGCGCCAGGCGGTTCGCCGAGACCTCGGTCAGCTTCGTCGCGCCGGTCCGGTCGTTCGAGGTGTGCTCCCAGACCTCGGTCGCGTAGTAGTCCACATCCGTGGACACGTCCCACAGGATGTCGAAGCCGCCCGTGGCGCTCGTGACGGCAAGCGATGTCGGCGCGGTCGGCAGGTCAGACTTGCCGAGAACGGTATGCGTTCCGGTGAGCCATGCCGAACGGGAACGTCCCGCTAGGCTACGCACCCGCACGTCGTAGTTCACGCCGTCGGCCACCGGCGCGACGTAGTACGCGAGCGAGTCGCCGGGCATGGAAACGGTCACGTAGTCGCTCTCGCTGCTCTTCTTGTACTGGAGTTCGTACTGCGTGAGGTTCGTCTCGGCGGCCGCTGTCCACGAGACTTTGATGCGGCTGACGATGCTTCCGTCCGTCCCGCGCACGAGTTCTGTGTTGCCGGACGACATCACTATCGACGTAGGCGCCACGACATCCCGTGGCGTCGGTAGGACTAGATCTGGCGGGATCGCTGGGTCTGTCGCGTCGGTCGCCGTCCACGAGAACACGGTGGAATCTTCGGCCTGCATCGTGAGGTTGACGCCGAGCACGCCGTCATCCGCGGAGAGTTCCCAATCGAGAATGCGGAACGTCTTGGCGCTGTAGCCGAGAAGCGAAATCGTGACGTATACGGTATCCCAGGTGCGCAGGCGGAAGGCGCGCAGGTTGCACCGCAGGATCAAGACTTCCGGCCGTCGAGCACGCTCGAGAACCAGCTTCGCCAGCCGCTGCGCCCGGACGGCGTTGTCCAGGAATGGGAATTCGACGTCCTTCGCAATCTGTACGCCGCCGTCCTCCGTCTCATATCCGGCGTCGGTCACCATCGGGAAGTCGACCATCTGCGCGTTATAGGACGGCGCGTATGTGCCCCGAACGGCGTTGAACAGATCCTGTCGCGTTGTCCTTGGCTGGAGCGTCACCGGGCCGCGCAGGTCGGCTTCCGTAAGCGTGACGGTCGGCGTCGCCCAGGCGCCTGCGTGGATGCGCCAAACGCCCTCCTGGTATATCGTCCGCCCAATCATGGACTCTTGAATCTGCGAGAGCATCTCGCGCGGGTCGGTGGCCCGGGTGAATGTCCCGTTTGCGGTGAAGCGGCGCTGATTGATATGCGAGAGCGTGATCGTGCCGGAGCCGTTGCTGCTGATATCCCGAGGCGTGGCGGCGAGTGCGTCGGCGTATGTCGTGGCGAGCTGCACCGTCGTCTCGCCAGTACGGATGGCGTAGTACGTCGTCGCCGCCGAGAGGTTCCCCGGGTAGGTGCCGCTCGAGACGATCTGCACACCGTCGCCGGTTCCGATCTGCGTCTCGCGCGAGGCGAAGGTGAGCGTGTCCGTCGTGTTGTCCACGGTCACGGCCGGCGACGTGTAGACATTGACGGTAACGGTTTCGTCGCACACGTTGGCGGCCGCCACAACGGTGGCGTCGTCGATCTCCGACGAATCGCAGTCCAGCCCCCATTCGGACGTGAGCACATCCCGCGCTATCAATGCCGGGTTCATGGTCCAGCGGGTTCCAGCATCGCGCGGGTCGTAGACCGCTTTCCCGTCTACCTCGCAGCGGATGTTTGGGATTCCGGTCGGGAAAATGTCGTCGTTACGCTTCAAGCGCACGTAGACGTAAGAGATGCCCTGCAGCTTGTCGTCCGTCGTCCAGGCGCCAGCCGATGCCGCAACTAGCGCAGCGTCTGCCGTCTGACTGGTAGAGCCCAGGTGCTTGACGATGCGGGCATGGCCGGTGAACTTGCCGCTTGTCACGTCGCCGCTTCCGTCCAGCGTTCCCACGACGACATCGTCGAACCATACGCGGCGGATTGCGCTGACCTCGTGCCCCGTGAGCAGCACGATGAGATGGATCAGCGAACTGTCGGCGTCGTCCCGCTCGAAGTACGCCAGCGGCCCGGCGATGATGCATCGTCCATAAAGTATCCGATGCGGCTCGGATGCCGAACGGATGACGACCGCGCGATCGCGGGCCTCGCTGCCGAGTCCAAACGTTTTCTTCGAGGCCAGCTTTGCGGTTGCAACCGCAATGAAAATAAGCGCGGCGTACACCGCTATCTCGAGCGCGGTCATCGCCGCGACCGCTGCAATTACCGGTGGCATCTAGATGGCCCAGGCCTTTTCGCAAAGCGCCGTGTTCACGAACTGCGCGCCTTCATATCCAGGGAATGCGCTCATGGTCCCGAGACATACGCCGATCGTCGGGCCGAGGGCGAGTTCCGCGAGGACAACGTCGCCACGTTGGGCGAACGGCACCGAGATCGCGTTACCGAGCCGCTCCGTCACGGCCACATCGAGCCCGCCGAGCTTGTGGATAACTCGCCGCGCTCCGGTGGCGTTCGTGTACTTGCCGCGAAGGTCGGCCATCAAATCCTCGCCGGTCATCGCCTTGACGATGTCCGCCGCCATCAGTGCGCAGTCGTGTTCGCCCCAGGAAAACGGGCGCGTCAGACAGGCCCGGATCTCGGCGTCGAGGATCTCCGGCCAGGCTTCGAAGCGTGTCATCGCGGTTGATATGGGTTGCCACTCGACCGCGACGGCGCCGAAGTCGTGCTGTTCTGTTGGTATGGGTTGGACGTTGCGGGCCGTGGGAACGTGCCAGACGTAGTGCTCGGGTTGTACGGGTTGGATGCGCCGCCTGCTGGCAACGGTTGGTTGCCAGGAACCGCGCCGCCGGGCGGACCCCATATCAGTTGCTTCTCGACGAGCTGCTCCATGTACCGAAGCCCGGTGTCGCCCGGGTACATCGCCTGCTGGTCGGCGTCGTTGTAGCGGCGAATCCTCGGCCGGTCCCAGTCGGCGAATCGGCTTTCGGTCGTGAGGGTAATAGTCGCCTCGACGCCCATGTCGATCGTCATCACGTCCATTCGGCCGACCCACAAGAGCACCGGGTCTGCTTGCACGACGTGGTCCGCCGAGCAGAAGGCGAGCCACATCTTCGCCGCCCGGCCCTGGTAGTCTTCGCTCGTGGCGGTCGTCACCATCGCCGAAGGGATGCCGGACAGACGGAAGGCAACGCCAGCCGCGTACAGGTCCGACGGTTCCTTGATCACCTCCATCGATGCGGCCGCGCCTTTGCCGGACCACGTATATCCGCCGTACACCACGTCGTAACCGGAGTTCGTCATGCGCACGAAGCCCGACGAGAAGTCGAACTCGAGCAGCGCCAGGACGACGACGTGATCGGCTAACGCCGCATTGCCAACGGCGGTTGTGAGCGTACGGACCACGGGTTACGAAAAGACTTCGACGAAGTCGGCGGAAAACCCGGTCAGCAGGTTCGAGTCGATCCTCCAGCCGATCGTGGGGTCTGCCAGCATGAAGCGCGCCTTCGGCCTGGAGATCGTCAGCGCCGCGTTGTCGGCAGGACTCGTCCGGATTGGCGGCTCGACGCTGATCGTCATAGCACCGCCGCCGCTTGCCGTCGCGCTCGCGCTCGCCATGAATAGCTGCTGCCCGACGGAGAAGTAATCGCCCTTGAGAACCGTTGTCGCGGCCGTCCATCCGTCCGTTATCAGACTCGCCCCCGTCTGACTTGCCCCGTTGACGAGCGGCGTCCCGGCGCCGGTGCCGCGCAGGCGTGGGCAGTCGAACGGCCACAGGTCCACGCGGTTCGCCTGCCCGCGCATGGACGCGAAGAAGGCGCGCATCGATGCCTTGATGGATGCGTCGCGCACCGGCGGATAGTCGATCGACACCCGCCACCGGGCGCCCGGCAGTTCCTGCGTCTGCACCTGCCCGGATAGCGGAGAGAGCGACACCTGCGTATTGCTGACGAGTTCCCAGCGCAGAGACTCCGGGCCCGGCATGTCGGTAGGGTAGGTGATGGTTGCCATATCAGCCTCGTCCGCGTCGCTTGGTGTCCCGTTCCTGGGCGATACCGACAGCGACGCCGCGGCGCACCTGGTCGCGCACGTATGCCGCATCGCTTCGAGAGTCCACGTTCACGACAACGAAAGTGCCACCGCCGCCGCCGTTGGACTGCACCCCGAGACGGCCGTCAGGCCCGCGCTTGAGCGGCATGATTGCTTCCGGCCCGGCCTCGCCCATCAGTCCAATTCCGTTCCCGGCCATGAAGAGTTGCGGGGATGAAACAAGGCCGCCCATCGCGAACCGCTGGACGCCGGACGAATTGAAGGCGCCGCCCTTAGCGAGACCGCCGAATGCCTTAGAACCACCGCCGGCGGCCGCGCCGCCGAACATCCCGCCGATTGCTCCGAAGAGTGGACCGAAAATGGCCTTGTATGCCTGAAGGGCGATCGCCTCTCGAATCATCGACTGGATCAGGTCGCTGAATGATGCCTTCCCGCCGGTGACGAAGTCGGCGAACACGTCGGCCGACTTGCGGCCCCATCCTTCGATGGCGGTTTGCAGATCCTTGAATGCCTTGGTGCCGTCCGTGGCAACCGTCTTGAACTGCGAGCCGTCCAGCTTTCCAAGTGCTTTTTGCAATTGGTCGTTGAGCGCTTCGAACGTCTGTTCGAACGATGCCTGCATCTCGAGCGGAGCATCTTTCCCGGCCTCGCCTAGCAGTCTGATCTGCTCCCGGATTTTCTTGACCTGCTCTATTTGACTGACGCTAATCAAGTCACCGATCAAGCTTTCGCGTTGCTTGCTCGCCTGGAATGTCGCTTCGAGCGGCTGAATGACCTCGGTTTGATACGTATCGAATATCGCCTTGCCTTCGCGCTGCGCACGTTCGATGTTTTCGCGCTCGGCTTGATCCGCTGCCCGCTTTCTCGCCGCTGCCGCGCGCGCCGCCGCTGCCGCGGCCTTCGATTCGTCCGGGACGTCGAACGACTTGCCGCCCTTTCGGGTATCCGGCGCGGCATCTGCGGCGGCGCGTTCCGCTCTGATGTTCTGCAGAATCTTCAGGCGATCTCGCAAAGTGACTAGCGACGCCTCCTCTCGCGCCAGATCTTCGTCAGTCGCCCCGCCAAGCAATCTTTGCAGACTCCCGGAAGGTGCTTTCGAATTGGCGAGCTTGTCCCGCTCAATCCGGATCGCACGGATGCGTTCTTCCGTTTCGACCAATTTCCGGCCGGCGTCGTTGCCGGCTTCTCCGGCGAGCATTTGCGCCATCGCCTGCGAGAACCCGCCCGCCGCTTTGCTTGCGTCTACCAGTTCGTTCGTGAACTTCGCGAGCGGCCCGATGATGTTTCCGGTAAGCGTGACGACGAGACCTTCTAGCGACTTGCGCATCCTGGTCAAGTTGTCGTTAAACGCCTCGGCTGCTCGGGCGGTATCCGTGCTCACGACAGCGCCGAACCGCTGCGCCTCGTCGCCAACAGCCTTGAGACCAGCGGCCCCGGAATTGAGCAACGGGATCAGCGTAGAGAAACTCTTGCCGAATACGGTGTTCAATCCGTTGTTACGGGTCGCAACGTCGATGCCCTTGATCGAGTCCGCAATCTTGGAGAATGCTTCCTCTACGTTCTTGCCGGCGAGATCCTGTTGCGTTAACCCGAGCTTCCCGAATGCAGCGACAGCAGAAGTGCTGCTAGTCCGCAGTTCTTCGAGACTGATCGACAGCTTGCGCAGCCCGGTGCTTAGATCCTCGGTGGAAACGTCGGACAGTTGCGCCGCATACTGAAGCTTCGAAAGCCCTTCGACAGATACGCCGACTTTCTGCGAGAGCTTATTGAGCGCGTCCGCTGCGTCTATCGAGTTCTTGACGACAGCGACGAAGGCGCCAGCGGATAGCGTGACGCCCAGGCCCGCGAAGACATTGCGCAGCTTGTTGGCGCTGCCCTCCATGTCCTTGATCCCGCGGCGGACAGAATCAAACGCGGCTTTTGTTTCGTCCCTCGCGGTAAGTCGTGCGACTTCTACATCAGCCACGGCCGCCCCTTCGCGCAAATCGGGATGCGATGTCCCGCTGGAATTCTTCCCGGAACCGCTTGGCACCGAGTCGGTTTAGAACGCCGTCGGCCTTGACCTGGAGCGCGGCCTTCCCGAGTGTCGGGAGCCCGGCATCGGATGCGCGCAGGAACTTGATGTCGTACCGAGCCGCCCCCACGCGCCGGAACACTCCGGGCTTGTTGTGCACTGTCTGCGCAACGAACGCGCCGGCGATACGTTGCCGAGGTTTCCCCGGAAGCTTGACGGTCGCGCCGATCGGCTGGCGCTGTCTCCACTTCGGCGAGAAGATGCCGAGCGCCGGGTCGTAATCCTTCAGCTTCACCGACGCCGTTAGATCGGCGCGCGTCGCTTTCTTCAGCTTCATTCGCCGAGTAAGCGACCGTGCCGGGATAGGGATTTCCTTCCGGATCTCGATGCCGGCCTGCTTGCGCACCGTCACGATCGCCCGGTTCAGCGCGCGCACCGCCGTCTGTTCGACGAGATTCGCTTGAAGGCCGTCGAGTTCTCGCCGTAGCCCGCGCGTATCGAAGCGAACGTCGAATGCGATTGCCATCTCAGTCGCTCACGCTGTCTCGAATGGCAATCAAGCCCTCGATCAGTGCTTCCGGGTCGTGAACCTGAATCATCGCCATAGCAAACGGCAGACGTGCCAGGTCGTACCCGCCAAGCACGCGCCACACGTCCAGAGCGACGCGCGCATCTGGAAGCAGTTCCGGCGCATCGCCTATGAGGTTCCCGAAGCCTGTTGATTCAAGTTCGCCGCGTCCTCGGGTTCGTTCCCAGGCGACGCGGCCGGCGAGTTTTTTCGGACGGCCTCCAGGGATTCCTCGCGCGCGGAGTAGTGCCGGAAGATCGAGACGAACATCTCGGACATCCACTGTTCGCGCTCGCCGAGCACGATGGCGATCGTGTCCTTCGAGACCGGCATCGGCACTTCCGGCCGCTTGCTTTCCGGGTGAGCATCTCCCACGACGCAATCCCATTCGCGAATGGAAGCCGACACCAGCGCGCGCGAGAAGCCGACCTCGTCGATCTTCCCGTCTGCCATCTGATTGAGCATCGCCATTCGCGCCCGCTCCGTGCGGTCAGGGTAGACGAGCGAGAACGTCCGCCCGTCTATCTTGACCTCGACCCGTCGCGCAGCTTCTACGCTGCGCTTCAGGTCGTTGACGTCGAACCCCTCGCTCATGGCTTACGACGAGTAGTAGATGGAGTCGGCGTCCAGGTCCAGGTCCAGCGCGTAGACCAAGATGCCCTGATCGATCTGCACTTCCGGGTTGAAGCCGACAGTGGCCGATCCGTAATACTTCGCCCCGCTCGGAAGCGTGATGCGGTACGGGTACGCGGTGCCGGCGCGCGAGGCCGTGGTGATTGCGGTGTACCACGAGAGCGACGGGTCAGCGTGGCCCTTGAACGAGAGCGCGACCGCTTCGGCCAGGATAGGAACCTGCTTCACGCGGATGTCGTCGATTTCGGTCGTCTCCGTCTTGCGGAAGCCGCCGCCCGATACAGAAACGTCCGGCATCAGTTGGGTGATGGTGGTCCAGGCCGTTACTTCCTGAATCGATCCGGTTCCCTCGCCGGCCGGATAGTCGGTCGTGGACGTGGACACAACGCCTTCGAGCGTGACGTCGTTCGTCGAGAGCACGCTACAGCGAACAACGCGACCCGTGAGACGTTTCCATCCCGAGGTAACTTTCAAGATGTCGTTGACGATGATTCCGTGCGACGCCTCGAGCGTAGCGACCGCGGCCGCCGCGTTCGTGATCGCGGACATCGTCTTCGCCGTGCCGAGCGTGGTACCGATTGCCAGTTGCAGGCCCTGTGCCTTCAGAATTGCCATGGTGTGTTCCTTTCGGGATGCAGAAATGCAAACGGCCCGCGCAGTGGCGGGCCGTCGTTGGTTGCTGAACTTCTAGCGGTGGTGGATCAGCCGAGCAAGGAAACGTCCGGCGCGTTTGCAGCGGTCATCAGCACCGCTCGGTATGACATGGCGACTTCGCCCGTCGGCCTCTCGGCGTCTCCGGACATGCTGATAGAGACGGCCGTCAATTCGAGATTGACGAGCGCGCCGCCGACGGTGATGTCGGCCGATAGCGCCGTCTCGACTTCCTTGCCGATCTGGTCGAGCGAGTTGTCGAGGCTCGCGGCGAGCTTCGCCTGCCCGATGACTTGAATCTGCATGGTTCGCTGGTAGACGGTCGGCGCGGTGATCTCGGCGATCTCGATCTCCTCGTCCGTGACGTAGACGAGCAGGCAAGGCCAGTCGGTCGCCTCGGTGCGGTAGACGCGGGACTGAAAGACGCGGGTTCCGGTCGTCGTCAGGCCCGTGACGGCCGTTGCTATGGCCTCGCGGAGTTGTCGGCGGACGTGGTAGGCCATCGCTCAATACTGTTTCGTCGGGTCGCCCATCAGGCGCCAGGAGTTCGAGGACGTTCCTTGCCCGACTACCGGCCCGGCAGCGGCGAGCGTCCCGAGGGCTGAGTTGGTATTGAAGATGATTGTTCCTGACCGCCGCGCAATGCTTGAGAGATCGACGCCGATGTCCAGGCAGTTGCCGTAGAAATTCCAGGTGCAGGTCGTGCCGTAGGCGTGAATCATGTTCCCGCCCGCCGGCGTGAAGTTCGCCGAGTAGACATTGCTCAACCGTACGTTGATGGTGTGCGATGTCGCGCCCGTGAAGTCGAACAGTTTGTTTTCGACTCGGACGTTATTGAAGGCGCAGTTGAACGTCTTTCCCGAACCGCCAGTAACCGCAAGCGTATGGTTCGGGTTGGTCTTATGGATGACGTTGTCGAGGAAGATGTCGAGCGATCGACCTCCGGTCGTGTTGATGACCGTCTGTCCGTTGTTCCCGTTTCCGTCTGCGTAGCAGTTGCTCAACTGAATCGAGCCAGTTCCGGATTGCGTCGAAGTGCAGTAAACGAACGACGCCAGATTCCCCGACAAAATGACGTCGCTTATCAGCATGCTGGACCAGGTGCCGTTGCTGCCGATGACGACGCCAGCCAGTGCGCGGGTTGTGCCCGTTCCGCGCATGGATACATTGGAAATCTTCAAGTTCGTGATCGTGTGCAGGCCGCTGCCAGCCCCGAACTCGAGCAACCGCACGCCCGCAGCGGCCGAGTTCGTCAAGTCGCAGTCAACATCTATTCCTTCTAGGGTCAGACCATAGACGTTAGCAACGCCGTTGCCGAATCCGAGAATCTGAGCCGCGAAAGCGAATGGCGTTCCGTCGACTTCGCCGCCGTGCACGCCGACGTTGCGGATTGTGAGATTCGTGATGTTCTGAGTCCCAGCCGCGGCCGCGAACACCACGGGATTGCTTGTCCCGGAGTAGTTCCCGTAAACGCCGTCGATCAGGATGTCTTCAAAGTTCCCCGTTCCTGTCGCCTGTGTCTCGAGATAGATGTAAAGCCCGGAAAGCGACGACGCCCGCTGATTGTTTCGCATGGTGACGCGGGATATTGTCCATCCGTCGTTCGCGCCAAGCATCAGCGTGCGACTGCCACCGGCCGTGATCTGCACGTTTTCGATGATTACGTCGCTGATGTCGCCGTCGCTGTTCTTCGTGCCGTCCGCGTCTTTCAGGTCGTAATCTGTGTATCCGAAGTTATCCGTTAAAAGCGGTACGATGTCGTCCCCGTTCGCCGTGAACGTGCCGCCTATCTGGATCTGACTCAACGGCCCGTTACCGTGGAATGCGTCTGACGGCCCCTTGATAGAGCCGAGGTTGAACGTCGCTCGCCAGGAGTTGCAATAGTAGATGCCGAACTTTCCAGCATTCACGAACGCCGATCGGATCTCGTAGTCTCCGCATTTGTTGAAAATGCCGCCCATGCGGCCGACTTCGCCAAGCATCGGACCGTCGGTTATGTTGCTGTTCGAATCGAACGTCCCGCCATGAATCGAGAAGCGCCCATTCGCCGCGTAGACAATCAATGTCCCGGCGGCATCCGGCGGAGTCGGGTTAACGCCGAACATTGTGAATGTGAACGTCGTACTACTCGGCGCAGAATCGACTAGCCAGATCCCGTTGTAGTAGCCAGTCGTGTCGCCCTTAACGAGCACGTAGTCTCCGGCCGCATACCCGTGCGCGTCCGTTGTCGTCGCCGTAACGGTCGTGATGTATGGCGCCGAAGATGTCTCCGACGTCATTGTCGAGACTGATTTGCTGTTGCTGCGCCAGTTGCTGTTTGCAATGATCGGGAGCGCGACCGTCGGAGCGGCGGGAGCGCGAAGCGTGACGCCTAGCCCCAATTGAAAGAGCGTGTTGTTGCCGATCGTCAGAATCTCGGAACCGACGCCGTCGGTTGAGACTTCGTAGATACCGGGACTCATGAGCGTGACATACCCGCCGACGTCCAACGCCTGCTGTATCGCCGCCGCGTTCGTTTCTCCGTCCGCGTCAGGATCTGCCCCGAAGTCTTCAGCTTGTGTCCAATAGATCGCCACTGTAGTTCCCTCGGTTGGTCCGTCGATCGCTTCGAGGATCAACGTCGTCATTCCGGTTCCGTCTGGCTGAACGCCGCGAACGGTGTATGTCGTGCCGCCGATTACAAGCGTCTGACCGTGCGCAATCGTCGGCACGCTCGCGGTCGCAACAAGCCCGGTCAGCGATGCGCCCTCGAATCCGGCTATCGAGCCGATCTCGGACGCCTGGAAGCCCGAGTCGAATATCAGACTGATCGGCGTTGGCCCGACAGACCATGTCCCTGCAGAAGCGAACTCCGACTCTGAAAGGAAGTCGCTGAAGTTCTCGGTAAACGGCATCGCTACACTTCGACCTTTTCAATCAGCCCACGCGCGAGTAGCTCCGCGCGATAGACGCCGGTCGGTTCGATTACCTGCCCGCGCACGTACGGGCCGTATGGCTTCGTGACGCGATACTTGACCTTCGGCCGGCGCTGCACGATCTCGCCTACGCCGGCTTGGACGACGAAGGGCGGGCGCTCATTGCCGGGCTTCATGTCTCACGCGGCGACCGCCTCGGCCGTCTGCTCGAGGTACTGCTGTACCACTTCGAAGATCCCGTCCGCCGTCACAACGGACTGGCAGAGTGCGGCACCGTTGGATTTGTCGGCGTTGCAATACTGCATGGTGCGGTGGATGCGGTGGCAGGGATGACAAGCAACCGTCTTCGGAGCAACTGATGCCGTGTTCAGCCAGTGCTTCGTCAGGTTCTCTTCTGACGAGTGCGAGAGCAGAACGACCTTGAGCGGTGCCTCGAAGGCCACGGCGTTGACGATCGCTGACTCGGTGCCCACTACCACGTCGGCCATGGCGGCGAACGTCATGGCGCGGCGGATGTCCCACTCGAGCCCCACGATTCGGCCGTTGTTGCCCGGGTGAAACTCCACGCCGCGAAGATCTCCGAGGACAACCGGATAGATCCCGGCCTCGTTGCACAGGTCCACGAACGCCTGAACGTGCGGCCACCATTTGGACATGGTCGAACCGCTCGGCGCGATGACGACAACCGGCCCGGGGAACTTGGCGCGCTCGATTACGGCCCATGCGCGCTCGGCGTCGGTCGGATAGAACTTCTGGCGGAAGTCCATAGGGACGCCCGCGGCCTGGTGGAGCGCCTCGAGGTAGTTGGTTCCGCCGAACATGGCTTGCCGCTGCGGCAGAGGCCGCCAATATTCGGCCTCGTTCGGCCCTGGAAGCAGGCGGGTCTCGACGATGCCGCACAGGCTGATAAACCGGTCGTACTTGGGTTCTTCATAGATGAAGTACCCGAGCAGGCCTGCGCCGTCGTACAGGTCCGGAATGACGATGATCCGGTCGACGTTCGGATCGTTCTTCAGGACGATCTCGCCGGCTTCCTGCGTGTAGACGGTGACGTGATAGCCGGCTTCCTTCAGGTGCGAGAGCACCGACGAGGACCATATGGCATCGCCCACGGCGCCCATGCGCACGACAGCGACCGTCTTTTCGGGTTCGGGGGTCTTCCACGATTGCAGGATCTGCCCGTCTTCGCGGCGGCGGTAAACCTGAAAGAAGGAATACTCGCGGCCGCCGATGCGCGTCTCGTTGCGTTCGAGATCCCATCCGCCAGGAGCGGCGACCATCGCCGCGGCAATGGTACCGTTGCCGAAGTCGTGCTTGTGGTCGCGATTCGCGCCGGGTTCGCCGATGCGCGGGTAATGGTCGCGGTGCGGCAGGTACAGGATGAGGGTGCCGCCAGGACGAACGAGGCGCCACCATTCCATCAACGCCGACTCGTAGTCGTCAATGTGCTCGAGGGTATGCGACGAGAACACGCAATCGAATTGCTTGTCCCCGAATACGGACAGGTCGCTCGCGTCCGACATGATGTCGGCCTTGACGGGCGTCCCGAACAAGGCGACATCCTTGAACGAGTCGACGCCGACGAAGTGCGGCCATACCTTCTCAGCGCCGCACCCAATATCAAGACAGCGCCCGCGAACGTAGGGCACGAGTTCATGCCGGATCTTGTCCGACTCGTGGCCCTGCGGATCTTCGGCCCTCCAGGTCATGCGCGCTTATTCTTGCGATCGTTTGCGATAGCTTCGGCTGCGGCGTCAGACGACGCGAGCGGTTGCGCTGGCGGCATGTCGCCGACGATGCGTGCCTTGTTCTGGCTTACCATTTCCAGCCCGAACGACTTCGGCACTTCGACGCGTTCGCCGGCCGCTTTCGCTGCGGTCCCGACGTAGAACGGCCGCAGAACTTGTACCGTGATGTTTGCCATGCCTTTGTGTCTCCGAGAATTGGGGCCGCCGATGTTCTGGCGGCCCCTGTTTCGCTTACGCCGTAATGCCGGTGCCGAGCGAGAACGCGCCCGCGTACCGCACGCCGACGTCGCACGTGTAGAACGCGCGAACGCCCACGATGCCGGCCGCAAAATTGGCATATGGGTTCGCTTCAACTTCGAGCGTGCCCCATTCCGCGATGACGACCTTCGAGAAGTCGCCCATGAGCAACTGGCCCGCGGTGACCTGGTTGCTCGTCATGGCGCGGATGCCTTCGATGTTTCCGTCGAGCACGTTGCCCTGCCAGATCGGCGTATCGGTGCTGCTGAATCGCGCCTTCTGCTTGAGCAACGCCGCGATTGCCGGGGTCGTGACGTAACCCGACGCCGGGGTCAACGCGTTCGACGCGGCGGCGTCTGTCTGGAATTCCAGGACGTTCGCATACGTGACAGTGCCGGTAGTGATGGTGACGGACCCGAGGCCCGAAGTGCCGACGATGCCCTGCGGCTGCGGTGCGCCGGTGCCGGTGAGACCCGCGGAGTCGACGGCCAGCGCGATGACGGCGGCCAGGTCGGACATCACGAGGCCTTCAGCATCAGGCGAGCCCTGGAGCAGCAGTTGCCGGCTGATCTCGGTGTAGGCGCCCACGTTCTTCGGGGTGAGCGTCATCTGACCGATGACGAGTTGCGACTCGGTCGCGGCGGTCGCTTCCGTCGCCAGCCAGTAGCCGGTGCCGGGCGAGGTTTGCTTCGGCACGGCAACCGAACCCTGCAGGCCCGACAGGCGCGTGGCGCCCATGTTGAACAGGACCGAGCGGTTGCGCAGCAGTTCGATGAATCCGACGTTGCCGGTGCTCACCAGATAGCCGCCCATCGTGGACGTGCCCACGATCAAGTCCCGTTGCTGAACGTCCAGCGGGACGAAGAAGGTGTGCTCGTTGACCGTGCGGCCGATGCGGCGCGAGATCTCCTGCGATGCCTCGAGTTCCAGGCCTGCGCCGGCCCAGTTCTTGTTGAGGACGGCGTTGATAGCACGCATGATGGAATAGCCCTTGAGATCCTTCTTGCTCAGGTCGAGCTTGGATTTCGAAGAGTCTTCCTTGCTGCGCGCGGCGAGGATCTTGACGACCTCATTGCCGGCTTCGTCGAGCGAGACGCCTTGCTCGATCCAGCGTTGCGCGGTGTCGGGGTCGACCTTGTACTGCGTCGCGAGCCGCTGCAGGTTCGAGGCGCGAGCGCGCTCGAGGTTGTTGGCAATGTCGGGGGACATCTGAACGGCGGTAGCGCCCGCCGGGGCGTCCAACGTGGCGTTATCGGCCATAGTGATACTCCTTGTGGAGGTGCCTTTCGGCGGGGGGGAAGACTTGTCCAATTCGAAGGCGGGGACCGCTTCGAGTGAACGGAAGAACCCGGCGTTGATGTCTGCCGGTTCGGCAACGAGCGCCGTATGGGTTGGCATCCAGCGCGTTGTCACCATGACGCCGTCGGAGCGGATATGCGCCTTGACGCGCGCATAGCCGACGCTGACAGAGCGGATAATCTTGTTGAGCACGTCGGCCTTGTAGCCGGCCGCTTCTTCGCGTTCGCCGAAGCGCGCCTCGCCGCGCAGCTTGCCGTCGCGAATCGTGATGTTGTCGATTACGCCGATGTTGACTTGCCCGCTGCGGTGCGTTGCGATGATCGGCAACGGAGCGCGCTGCAGGTCGACGGCATCAGGCGCATGCACGAGGATCTCGGGACCGTCGACAACGTCTACGACGGCATCCGAGGAAATGACGACGGGGATAGCTTCGTCGCCCGCCGCTCGGCCTTCGACGTCGAACGCGAAGGTTCGAATCTGTGTTCCTGCTCGTTCGGTCATCAATTAACCTTTCTGAGTCTTGCTGCAGGCGGTGCGGGGTCTTCCGTGCTGTCGCCTTCAGCGGTGGCCGAGGGTGGCGCGGGAGTAGCCGGCGCGGCCTCTGGCGGTTCGACGTATTCGGTATCGAACTCGAGGTCCAGCTCTTCCATCATGTCGAGTTCGCTGCGGCGCTCCTGCAGCACGTCTTCGAGGTCGCGGCCGTTGCCGGTCTGCGCGATGACATCCGACACGGTCGTGAAGCCGGCGAGCACCGCTTCTTTGTAGGCCTCGACTTCCTTCGTCGGGTCGACCCAGTTCCAGCCTCTCGGCTTGAACTTCACGGCCGCATACTTCTCCGTGCGGTTCAGGTAGGCCTCAAGCGTCAAGCCGGCGACGGCGCCCGCAAGCGCAGCCTGCTCGAGCCAGATCCGATGCAAGGGTTCGCGCAGACTCCTGATCCACCATTGCTGTAGCGTCCGCCACAGGTCTCGGTCGTCCAGGAGCGCAAGGCGACTGCTCGAGTAGTTGCTTTGCGAGTAGTCGCGGGAAAGCGACTCATAACTGACGCCGACGCCGGCCGCGACTTCGCGCAGCATGTAGCGCAAGAATGGGTCGATTGCCGTGTTCGGCCGGCTAGGGTCGTGGAAGCGAATATCCTCGCCCGGGCCGAGCGTCTCGACGATGCCCGGTTCCATCGTGATCGTGCGCGTCCCGTCTTCTGCGGGCGCATCGCCGACGGACGTCGTCCCGTTCGGGTCGATGATGAAGGCCATATAAGCGGCCGAGGCGCGCGCGGCGACGATCTCGGCCTCGCTGTAGCCGTCCATGTCGTTCAGGCGCCGCGCGGTGGCGTGCATCCAGGGTTCGCCCCTGGTCTGCGGCCAACGGTCGACGATTCGAAGATGGATCATGTCCGCGGCCGGGACGCGATACATCACGTCCGTCGCGCTGATGTTGTAGCGAATCTCGCTCGGGTGCTGATTGCGGACCCAGTAGGCGACGGCACGGCCGAACGTGTCGACCTCGATTCCCATCCTTACCTGGTTCTCGCCGTTCGCGCCGACCGGCTGAGAGTAGTCGTCCGCGATGCGCTCGGCCTCGATCAGTTCGATCGCAAGCGGGACCGCGGACCGACCGAACGGCCGGCGGTGGAGACGAAGGAAGCATTCGCCCGCTTCGAAGACTTGCCCCATCGCGGCGCGCTCGAGGTCGTTGAAGTGCATGGCGCCGCCGGTATGGCAGTTCTCGGCGCGGGACCATTCGCACCAGGCATACTCGATGCCGTCATTGACGGCCTTGAGGAGCTTGCCGTCGGAAGTGCGCACGTTGCCTTGCATTCCCATACCGGCGCCGATGACGTTGTTTACGACAACGACCTTCGCCCGCTTGGCGTAGGCCGCATCGCGCACGAGCGCGCGGGAGCGACCGCGCAGCGTGCCCAGGGACGTATAGAGTTCGGTGTCTGCCGAGGTTGTCGGCGCGCTCCAGGAGGCGTTCAGCCGCGTATTCTTGGCGGACTGGTACATGCGGACATTGCCGCGAGCGGGCGCGGCCGGCCCCGTCCTGGCATGCAACCATGCCCGGATGGACTGCGGAAGGATCTTCATGGGCGTTACATCCGGACGTACAGCCGACGCGGGTTTGACATCCCGACAGCAACCGCCGCCGCCGCTTCCTCTGCCGCGACCTCTGCCATCAGTTGCGAGCGAGCCTCGAGCAGTTCAAGCCGGTTCATCCGCCGCAGCGACCGGCCGGCGATCGCGTACTCCTCGACGTCGGTAAAGCCGGCGAGAAGTGCGTTGCAGATGTCCAGGCCTTTCTTTGCGTAGCTGCGCCCGTCGTATCCCGCGGCGACTGCGGTCAGGTCAGCGAGGACCGTAAGCGTCCCGCTCGCTACCTTGTTGACGACGCCGGCGAGTTCGACGCGCGCTTCCCATGCGTAGGTTCCCGCGCCCCATAGCGCCGTTACGGACGCGGCGACGGAGACCCGGTAATCGGCGCCCTCGGCGGTCGCTTCCAGGTCGACGGACGTGACGCCTCGCAAGTAATAAGTGAGCGTCCAGCCGTCCGTCGCCGGCCACTCCGTAACTTCCGTCAGAAAGTCGAGAGTCGTCCCGGCGGTCAGCGTGTTGATGTTCATTCGATCAGGTAATCGTGAACATCGAGGCGCCGAAGTCCGTCTTGAACGTCTCTGTGGTCGCCAGGGTGATCGATGACCCGTAGTCCCACCATCCGATCAGTGCATCCGTCGTCGACGTGTCGTTGTAGAGCACGACGTAACGAAACGGGCCGACCGATCCACTCGCCGTCCAGGTAACGTCGGTTCCTACGCACGTCCCGGTGCCGCTCGTCTGCGAATACGTGTTCTGCGTATCCTCGCCGCCGGTGGTGTAGCCGTTGCCGTTCGATATCTGCGTGATGTTGCCGATGACGGTATTCGACGCCGAGGGCGCGCTGTTCGTCAGCACGATCTTGAGAGTGTCAGCGTTCAGTTCGTGAAGCTTCAGCCCGAGATCCCCGACGAAGCAGTTGAACTTGTTGAAAGTTGCCATTGAAAATGCTCCTTAGTGTCGGATCTTCTGGCCTGATGCGCCGGAAATTGATGGACCGATGCGTTGCGTACTGCCGCCCGAGAACCGCATGACGAAGTCCGCGTCACCGTAGTCGATGACGACCGCGGCCGCGCTGTATGTGAGGGTCGCCGCAGTGCCAGTGAAGGTGTAGGCGCCCGCGCTGGATGCGAGCACATACGTACGATTGAACGTCGCGTCTGTGCCCGTGAAGGTGTAGGCGCCGCCCGTCGCCGTCATGTTGAACCCGCGGGTCAGCGTCGCCGCAGTTCCTGACAGTGCGTAACTTCCGGCCGCGGCCGTTACCACTCGGTTGTAGGCGAGCGTCGCTGCAGTTCCGGTCAGCGAGAAAGCGACCGTGTCGGCGGTCAGCGTGTAGGTGGTTCCGCCGCCGGCCGGCGTGTAGACGAGCGATGCATCCGTGCCGGTCAGCGCATACGCGCCCGCCGCCGCAGTCAGAACGCGGTTGTATGCGAGGGTCGCATCGGTCCCGGTAAGATTGAACGTCCCGGCCGCCGCGGTGAGCGTGCGGCCGTACTGAAGCGAAGCATCGGTGCCGGTCAGTGCGAACGCGCCTGCAGATGCGCCGACAACGCGATTGAACGCCAGGGTAGCGTCTGTTCCGGTTTTGTTGAACGTTCCTGCATCAGCGGTTAGCGTATAGGCACCACCCGCCGACGGCCCTACGAATATACGTCTTGGTAGAGGGGCGAAGAGTTGCCAGACCGAAGGAACACTGCTTGTCAGGTCGTGTATTTCAGAATCGGAAAGAGCCCGCTGCATGCCGACGATGACATGCGCGCGATGCTTAAAACGATTACTGCCGGCATATGGGCCTAACTGGCCTACATTCAAATTACTACCGGTTGTAGGTGAGGTGCTTCCCGCCGTGTCTGCTGAACTTTTGCTACCGAATCTGAACCACGATATTGTGCCGGTCGATTTGACATACCGGAATGCCACCGGAGTATCAACGAACGATTCAATCGTGTAGCTCGCCTCGGTGTATGCCGCGACGCCGTTCAGCACTAACGTCTGCGCCGTCACATTCCCGCCAGCACCGCCACCAGTTGCCGCATTCAGGCCCCAGGCGAAACCGGCGTTGCCAGCCGTTCTGCTGCTTACCAGATACCTGTCGCCATCCGCCCCGAGGTACTGAGCGGAATTCGCTCTCAGAATCGCTATCAGCGTCAAGTCGCCAGCAGCCGCGTCCAGAATCGGCCCGTACTCGGCGTAAGTGGTTGTTCCGTCGAATTCAAACGTTCTGCCGCTTGGTGTTGACGAAAGCGGGATTGCGGCGTTTGACTGTGCGACTTCACCAAATAAAGCGAGGTTGTGCCAGCCGAGTCCGGGCAATATCAGGAGTTTCGTTGCCGCCGCAAACCGTGGATTGATCCCGACCGGGATCTGCGGCTGCCGCGTCCATGGCACATCACGCAGGAAGTTGTCGCGACCGCTCATAGTCAGGTCGTCACGCCCGTGATATCCGCGCGGTAGACGTTGCCGCTGGTGAGGGCGACGCCCAAGTCGTTTTTCGCGACGAGCTTCATGTAGCGCGCCACGGGAAGCCCGGCGAGCGAGAAGAACTTGCGGTGATCGTTCGTGTCGACTGTCGGCATCACGCCGACAAGGTGTAAATCGCCCTCTTCCGTCGTGGTGGTGCCGCTTTCCGGGCCGCTGCCCCAGTTGGTATTGTCGAGCGAAAACTTCGCGAACAGCATCAACTGCTTATTGCCCGATGGAGTGCCGTTGGCGTTCGCTTCCATTTCGAAAGTCACGTCGATCGGGATCGTCGCGCCCAGGTCGATCGCGCTCGAGCAGACATACGTTCCGCTCGCCAGGGTGCCGAGCGCCAGGACTGCGGAGCTTCGTGTACCTTGCGCTAGGGTGTGCGTGCTCATGCTCAGGCGGCCAGGGCGGCGATGATGTCTTCGTTGCGGATATCGCCGACGAAGTTCAGATCCAGCGCGGCCACCGTTCCCGTGGTCTCGACCGCCCCGCCGAACACGATCTCGCCGCGCTTGGCGTTTCGGGTCGCGGCCTGGAGAATCGCCTCGGAGTTGCTCGATGCCGTCGCGTTACCCCAAACGTCCGTTACCCATTTCCTGACCTTCTGGCGCGCAAAGTCGCGCGGATACGCGAGGAAGAAGCCCCACGAATCGCGCTTGCCGGCGGCGATGGCGTCGAACGTCGAATAGTCCGGCGCGTCGTCGCTGTCGGTCGCCGGCTGCGCCGTGATCCACGCCTTTTGCGTCGGGTTGATGGCGACGTTGTACCAATCGGCCATCGCGCCTGTTGCGCCGCTGTTGCGATAGCTCACGAAAGTGGCGTTTGTCTCGGCCGCTATGGCGGCCTTGAGGATCTGAATCTGCGCGTTGGTCAGTGCCATGAGAGTGTCACCAGTTGGTCGCGAACCCGCCGGTGCGGCGAGGACGCGCAACAAAAAGCCCGCGCGCGGCGGGCTGGGTTTTCGGCGTGTCTTCTCCGGGTGGCGCGGCGGTCGGCGGGCGCTGGTCGGCAGGTGTGACCTGTGGCACCCCCGGAGAAGGCGGCGGAATCAGTTGCTGTTCGAGGCGTTGCCAGTTGACGCGCGTCAACCCGGCATAGTGCGCGGCGGCGATCGCCAGGACGGCGCAATCGAGACCCTCGTTACGGTCGCCCGGCTTCTTCGTCCACTCGCGCCGCGGGAAGCCCTTGACGTAGCGGGTAACGACTTTCTCGGCTGTCATCTCCGAGAACTCGGAATCTGGAAGCCCTTGCGGCAAGTGAACGTAGCCCGGCCCGGGTTCGTCGATCTTGAAGCGCGAATAGAGCAGCGCCTTCGCGGTGTCGGATCCCATCGGCCAGAGCTTCACGGCGTTCTTGTACATCTTGCCGCGGTGGTTCACGTCCTGCTCCGTCGGCCGGCCGATGATCGGCTTCCCGGCGACCGCCTGCCCCTTCGTCGCGATGACGTGCTTCGCGGCGTAGGTGCGGCAGAACTGGCGCACGTGGTGCGTCGTGTTGCCGTCGCCCGCGTCGATCGCGGTCGCCCGGATGGTGAGAGTCTTGCCGCCCGCATGGTCCCACTCGCGGAACAGGAGTTCCTTGAGCGCCATCCAGGTGGATTCCTCGGCCGGCGAGCCGTGGATGATTTCGCGGTGCACGAGCCAGGACTCTTCGCCCCGGCCCCAGCCCCATACGCGCGCCTCGAGCCGGTCGTGCTGGACGTCGACGCCGGCCGTCAGCATCAAGGCGCCGAGCGGCACCTTGCCGCCCAGGCGGTACTCGCCGACGTGCCGCTTCAGTTCGTGCTCGTCCGGTTGCTCGCCTGCGTCGTCGTAGGCTTCGCCGAGCACCGTATTCGAGAACACCTGCGCGAGCTCGCCGGACAGGTCGCCCTCGGCCGCGAGGTACTGTTGCACGGCCTGGTGCCACGAGAACCAGCCGACGGGCGAGTACAGCGCCGACAGGTGAAAGCCGGGGTGCCGGTTCGCGCCGGGCCGCGCCGCAATCCAGCGGCCGGACTCAAGCATCTTCGTCTTGTGGTGCTCGAGGATCTCGCCCTGACAGGCTTCGCATTCGTACCACGCCCGGACAACGTCCCCGGTATCCCGTTCCGTCGCCCCTTCGGTATCGGGCTCGACTTCGACGATTTCCCCGTCGTCTGCCCGGGTAACCTCCCAGACTTTCGCGGTTTCCCAGCGAATCCCGTCCCATTTCAGCCATTGCTCATGCTCGCAGTGCGGGCATGGAACGTGATAGCGGCGCTGGTCGGATGCCTCATAGAAGCGTTCGATACGGCTCGTCGCCTTCAGCTTCGGCGAGCTGCACCGGAAGATCTTGCGCCGGCTGAACGTGTCCGTGCGCTTCTCGGCGACGATGCAAGGGTCGCCTTCGCCATCAACGTCGGACGGGTAAGCGTCGACCTCGTCCATCATGAGGAACCGGATCGGCATGGAGCGCAGTCCAGGCCCGGAGTTCGCGCCGGTAAGGATGAGCGCGCCGCCCGGAAAGTCTTTCATGAGGACGGTATTCCCGCTGTCCCGCGACTTCGCCTCGCTGATCTTCGAGCGTAGGCTCGGCGTCTCGTCAATCATCGGCGCGAGGCGTTGCTTGCTGATTCTCTTGGCCGTGTCCGTGGTCGGCATCACGAGCATGGTCGGCGCCGGCCAGATGTCGATGATCGCGGCGAGCCAGTTGTAGCCGGCCTCGGAGCCGCCGAGCTGCGTCCCCTTCACGAAGGTGACCTCTTGGCACGGATCGGACGGGCTCAACGCATCCATGATGTCGCGCAGGTACGGCGTCCGCCTGGTCTGCCAGCGGCCATGCTCGGAAGCGGCGACCCTGGAGAGCATGCGGTGCTCGTCCGCCCACTCGCTGACCGTGTAGGCGCGATCGGGACGGAGCCCGGCCCCGAAGGCTCGCCGGTATGCCTCGACGGCATCAGCGATCCCCGACGGTAGCTGGAGCGGGTAGTCTGTCGGCGAGCCCATTGAGAGCGGTTCGGATTTCGTTGTCGAGATCGGCCCGGATGACGGACCAGTCGGATTCGGCGGCCAGGCGCGGCGCCATGACGTCGGGCAGGTGCAGCAGGGCGTCCCGCAGCATGCGAGCGACGCCGAAAGCGGCCTTCTCCACGTCCGCCTTCGGGACGAGCACGCCGAGGCGTTCCTGGAGCGCCAGGTGCGCCAGCTTGGCGTTCGCGTCTTCCTTCGACGCCCGGGCTTCCATGAAGTCGGGAGCATCTGGCGCCTCGTCACCCGCCGGCAGGGGAGGGGGAGGACCGCCGGCGGGTTTCTCGGCGTGCGACTCTCGAGGCGCACTCGGGAGCGGCCAGACCTTGCCGGCCTTTGCCGCGGCTACGGGGTCAGTGTTCCTCGCCCATTCGTCGGCCGCCTTGACGGCGTCGATCATCAGGACGCCCTTGTCGTCCTTCCTGAACGACTTGATGCGCTTGTCCCGCATCGCCTTCGTCACGGCATAGCGCGTCACGCCCATGCGCTTCGCGAAGGCGTTGACGGTTATGGCGGGCATCTAGGGGCTGCGGGGCTTACCCTCGGGGAATCGAGAAACT